AACTGCGAGCTTTTTGATCGACTCAAGGGAGAAGTCCTCGATCTGGTCGAGAAATAGGATGCCCCCCTGCGCTTGGTCAAGTTCACCGAGTAAACCTTGTGTCGATGTTGTGTGGTGTGGGGCTCGTAACGGAGTCCCTGGCTCTTCGCTCGCAAGCCGTGAAGCATCGCTCACGGTCATGGCCATTACTTCTCGGGCTCTACGGTGCCCGATGGACTCCTCATCAGGCATCGTCTCGAAGTTGTCTTCGGACTCCGTTGGTGCGGAGCCCACGATTGCGCGAGCAGCCAACTCTCCATCGATCTTCGCAAGAAGTTGCTGAAGAATTTGCTTGCGTGACGGCCCCTTCTTTTCTGCTGTTACGGGTGCTCCCGAGCGTTTCTTTGAGGGCTTCTTTTTCTTTGCCCCCGGAACAGGCTTCTTTTCCATCGCGGCCAGTTCGGCCTTTATCGCATCCCTAAGCATCTCAAGCTGTGGCGTTTCCAGATCGTAGATGAGCTTCTTTTCTGCCGCTATGAGGTTATCCTCTTTGTCGTGGTGCTCAGAGAAAAAGCCGACAATCTTGTTCAAGAACGCGCCCATCCGCGATTTCGGTGCCTTCTTCTCAGCATACGTGTAAACCCACCTTCCGTCCTTTCCGCGCTTGCGAGTCTTGTACTTGGTGGGCTTCGCTTTGAAAAGATCGGAGAAGTTGGTGAAGGACTTGCTGGCTGGGCTTACCTCCCACTCTTCCGTCCTGTGTGGGTGGTCCTTCGGCATAGCATCACGCACAGGCATGATGACGTGTATCTCGCCATCGGCTCTTTCAATGATCATCTGGCTACCTTTGTCCTTGTAATACACGGACACTGAGCCTTTTGCGCCCTCAAGGGCGTCTACCAAATACCTTGCGTTCACCGAGATGCTCTTGCTGTCGCCTCCGGTGGGCTCGCCCGCAGTGGAAGGGCGCTTGGACTCCGCAAGAGCGATCCCCGCCATGCCCTTTTCCCTCTCGTCAACTTCAGGCGATATCACAGCCGAATGACTGGCTTGGGCTTTGTGGGCACCACCGTCTGCGTATAAATGAACGTAACCCGCCATGACACCCGGCGTCGATGCCCCCAGCTTCGCGTGCGCCAGCAGTGTTTCGGCGTCGAAGTCGTGGGTGTCATTTGCCTTCCGGTCATCCGGTATGACCTGCTTATAGTTTGGAAATTCACGTCCTCCACCCAGAGCATCTCGCGAACCCTCGCCGTAGCCCACCCCTTGTTTCACGTCATTCGATACTGGTATCAACGCCATCCTGTGGCCGTCCGTTGAAATCATGTACTGCTCGCCCTCGAAACGGTCTACTATGGACTGCTGAAGATTTAGTCGGAATTCGTCTGTAGATTGAAAATTTCTTGCCCGCTTGTGAGCGGCCTCTCCGCTCTTGTGCTCTTTTCTTTTCACATCAGCCAGGGCTAGTGGGCGGCTGATGACGCCTTTCACGGACGCTGCTTCGGTGAGCTTCTCGACCTTCGCCCGCCTGTTAGCCTCTCGTTTCGCCTTGTTTCGTCGGCTCCAGATAGGCATACCAGAGTTACCTTCCTCGCGCACTTCGTCTGCGACTTTCTTGAGAGCATCAAACGCTGGTTTTGATGACGATGAGGACAAATTGTCTGGGTCGAACCCGTCCAGCTTTCCACTCGCTTCCAATTCCATGACTTGGTCCATCAAGTACGAAGCCTGTGGCCCGGACATCTCGCCACCGATGGAGTGCCCGGTAGCTATGTTTGTCACTGTAACCCTTTTCGACTCAAGTTGCTTAGTGATGGCCCAGTCACCCTTGCCGTAGATGGTCCCATCGGTCAGTTTCTTTTCTCCACGGTGGACGATCTCAACCTTGCCCTTTTTCCCACGCTTTGCCTTGGGTGGACCTTTATCCGTGTACACACCTTGACCGAGGTATTCCCCGCCAGCGGCGATAATCTCATCGTGATTCGTGGCCTTGTCGGTGGTGCCAGAGCTTTTGTATCGGTTGTCGCCTCTCTCTTTGGCTACGCCAATGTCCTCGCCAGCGGGCTTCGGAGCTATTCCAAGTGGTGCCATGCCCTCCATCGCGGGAACTTGCGGAGTGACTGGCTTCTTTTCTTTCTGCTTTTTTTCGCTTTCTTTGGCCAACCCGCTCTCGCCATACTTGGACACTAGCTTGAGCTTGTTTTCCAAGTGGGCTTGCAATCGCTTTAATTTGCCTTTGATTCCTGTCGAATACCCGACACCAGTCCTAGTGACCACCGTGTCATCCTTTCTACTCGCTGCCTTCGCCTGTTCGATGGCGTGCTTTAGGTCTTTCTTTGACGTGGCTTTCAGTGCGTTTTTCGCGAATTCCGCGTATTGCCTGTTTAATTTTGCGCCGCCGTCAGACGAGGCCATTTGGCTCTTAAAATCAGCCCACTTTGAGCGTTCGTATTTGGCAGCGGGCTTCGGAGCCTCTTCTGTAGCGGCTGCGGGTGGCTTCTTGCCCTTGACCCGGTTCTCCCGAATCATCTCGTCCACAAATTCTTTCGGCAATTTCCCGTAGTTTTCAGCCGCCGTTGCGACCACGTTAAGAGCGTCTGAGATGCGAATGCCAGGAAGCAATTCCTGCGCTCTCTTGTATAGCTCTTTAATCGCTTCAGTGTCGCCCTTGTGATAGCCCGCGACCAAGCTCCTCAGACTTAGCTTCGAGTTCGCCTCCTGCTTCTTGGCGATCATCTTGTCGATGGCCTTGAGCATCTGGCGAAGAATATCTTTCTCCGACGGGCCTTTCTTTGGGGCTGGCTTTTTCTTTTCGGCGGTTTCTTTCTTGGGAGCCTTCTTCTCGCCCGGAGCCTTCTTCTCAGGTTTCGCTTCGAGTGCGTCTTTGATCTCGGAGCGCATCTCAATTAGCTCATCCAAATCGAAGTCGCGTACCATCGACTTAAACTCACCCATCAGCGCGTATGGATGCTTCTTAACGACACCCATCAACGTGCTTAGAAGGTTCCCAAAGCGGCCCTTCTTCTTCTTAGGTTTACCGTCTTCGGCGTAGGTGTACTCGTAGCGACCACCCTTGCCGCGTTTACGCTTGAGATACTTTGTGGGCTTTCCTTTCGCGAGGTCCGAGAAGGTGGTGGAGGCTTTTCTATAGCCACCCTTGTAGCCACCCTTTCCGTCCGGCTCCATGCCGGACAGGATGTTCTCCATGATGGCGTCGGTGTTTGCCTCGATGTAGACTTTCTCGGTGACACTAGACCCCTTCGGAATCCCACCCTTTTCACCTCGGTCTGCTCTTTCTCGCAGCATTTTATAGCGAGCTTTCGCGTGGTCTTTTGCCTTAATCTGCACCATTAAGCCCTGTTTCAGGCCAGCCATATAGCTCGTGTCTTTCTTATCTTTTTCGGACGTTTGCGGGATTGTCGTGCTAGACATCCCCTCCTTCAGGCCACGGTTGTAGTCTTTTTTGTTATGCCCCTCCGAGCTTAACTTATACTCAGGGTCCGGCTTGAACTTTTTACCACCCGACTTCCCACCGTCCTCTTTCCACGCAATTGTATGCTTGGCATCGGCCCACTTGCCGCCACGGGGTCCGATAAACGGACCCTTCCCCTTGCGGAGATCGTTGAGCCCACCATGAATTAGCGACGTAAAATCTGCCATAATTTATCCTTCTGTAAGCTCTTCAAGGTACCCGACCATGTCGCCAGCTACCTGCAATTCTGGGTATCCCGATGCGGTCATCATGCACGCATTAGCAAAGCTCTTGCGAGCTACGTTAGAGCATGTGTCGAGATCGTCTAACATCATCTCTGGGAACTCCGCAGGGATGTTGAAACCCTTCTTAATCGATGAAGCCAACGCTGTAGCCACGTCTGCTCGACTTGGACCACCTCGCATGATCGAAACGCTCTCTTCCAATGCGCCTTTTGTGAGGCTCACCACAAGCCGTGTGTTCTCATTGTCTGACTTAATCATCTTCTTTTCCTTCTTGGCACGATAGACGCCGTAGCCTTTCTTCATGTCCTTCACAAAGATCTCTACCTGCTCTTCGGTGTAATCCGGGTATGCGGCCTGAACAGCTTCTTTCGCGGACTTCCCGCTCTTCATTTCGGCCTGGACCTTGGCCATGTTTTTGACAATGTCCATTCCTTCGAGGCCCGAGAAAGACTTCTCAGCCTCTTCCTCTTTCATCCGCTTATACTCTTCCTCGCCACCAGCCGCCTCTTCGTCGAGCCGTTGTTGCAGCTTCTTGTCGCGCTTCTCGTCCTCGTCCTCTTCTTCGTCTGCGGCCTTTTTTAGGCCGTCAAACAAGGACATTTGCCCCTCGGACACCTCTTCTTCAGGTTCCTTCTCTTCCTTCTTTGGCTTCTTTGCAGCCTTGTAAATGTCGTTCAGGCTTTGAAAAGTCTTCATTGTGGGCTCCGAGTTGTTCAGTTCAAATTACTATGGAGTGGCTTTCAGTTCAACAAGTGTGTTTTTAACCGGGTTTTCGGTACAGCTTTCCGAGCTTGTCAAGAAGTGGCATAGCCTCTTCCATTCGCTTGCGCTCTGCATCGCCATCTGGGTCTTGGTCGAAATAATCGTCGTCGTCTGCGTTGTCGAGGTGCTCTTGAAAGCGTTCGCGCAAGATACCAATCGCGTGCCCTATCCCTTTCATGAAAGTCCAACCAAAATCAGGCGCTATGTTTGTGTCAGTTTGCAGCCGCCCGCCAACTCGCGCCATGTTTCCGTGATCCGACATTCTCACAACAACGGCCCGGTCCAACCGTCCTGATCCTCCCACCGCGCCGATGCCTGGAACTTTCAATTGTATGTACGCGCTGCCATACGATGCTCCACCTGAAAAATCAGTTTCGCCAACCTCTAGCCCCACCTTTTTGGCCCAAACCTTCATGGCGTCTATTTTTGCCGGTGCGTACCCGCCGTACGCGACATCGACCATGTCCGAAGCGTTTGCGTCATACCCAGCGTCATCGTGTTCGTTGTGGTCTTTAACGGCCTTGTTATACGCCTCTACCGCAGGCCCTTCTGCGCTCGCTCGCGCCTTCTTTCTCTTCTCCGAAGCCTCCCTTTTAAGCTGCCTCTTAGACTTTTCCTTCCACGCAATTGTATGCTTGGCGTCAGCCCACTTACCACCGCGAGGGCCGATGTAGGGACCGGATTTTGCTAATGACTTGCTTAGATTTCGATAAGCGTGGAGCATGTCTGCCCAATACGCTTTAGACTTGTTTACAGCCCCTGCCGCCCACTTGGGGTTCGTTTCTGCTTTTCCAAATACCGCTGCTGAAAAGGCTTCTGCCTCGTACTCGCTCCTGTTATCCATAGCGTATGCGCTTGGCATGTCAGAGTTAGACAGCGTGGTGAATACAGGCTCTCCCCACGGATCTAAGCCATCTTGCGGTACGCCTAAGTGCTTTTGCGCTATTTCGTTGTACTTTTTCGATCCAAGCGCGTTGAGTATTCGGCCAGCCAGTATATGGCCTAACTCGTGTACGATAATGCCCTTGATCGACCCATCTACCACCAGCCCTGCCGCCTCATCCCGTTGCTGTTTTAGCTTATTTACGTCCAGCCAAGTTGTGGGGTTGAGCTTGATTTTTTTACTGTCCTTAGTGGCGTGAGAATGGCCAAGATCATGATCTGCAATCACCACGCGGACATCTTGCAATTCTGGAAAAAGGCGGGTCACAAAAGTGACCGCCCCTGCTATTTCTGATTGAACCTCTGGCGGGAGTCTTGCTATTTCATGCCCCTTAGTCCTTGTTGTCTGTTTTTCCTTCCAGGCTATCGTATGCTTCGCGTCAGCCCACTTGCCACCGCGTGGACCGATAAAAGGCCCTGCCTTGTATAGATAGCCCTTGGCCTTTACAAGGTTCGCTAACTGCGAGAATGAATACGCCTTGTATACAAGCCCCCACTCATCATCGAACTCCATTCCCTCGGGGATGTGTTGCGTGTCGCATCTACAATTCGGGTGAACGGGCCAGATAGTAGCCTGCCACTGTGCGCGTTTTCGGCCTACATTTGTACCATTGTTTATGAGGTCGCTCGCCTTGAAAACCCGTGGCCTGCCATCTCGTGTCATGTGTACACGTCGGCAATCAGCGCACGCGCTTGGCTCAGGTATTCTGGCTATGAGCGCGTCTGGGCCGTCCCATTCGATGGCCTCCAACACACTGCCCTCATTGTACGCACCCTGAAGCTCCGTTCGCGCTATCCGCTCCCAATTGCGACTCCAGTCACCAGTCCTGTGTGCAAGGTTTGATGCGAGCTTTTGCGCTGTACTAGATCTCCACTTCGTGTTGTTGGCGGTGGCTGCCGCCGTCTCTTCCCGAATGATATCGACAACCTCTGCACGCTTATCTGCGTCTGTCTCGCGCTCTATTTGCTCTCCGTTCCACACTTCCGCAAGCGTTGTTTCTGCTTCTGCTGTGACAATGTTACCTAGCCCTCGAACAAACGATCCTGCACGCTCCCTTGCTTGCGTCCAAGAGTGCCTCTGTAGGTCGGTCAAAAAGTCCGGTGGGTCCGGTGGTTTAGGCCCACCACCTCCCGATCCGGTCGGAGGAGGAGGAGGTGGTGGTGGAAGGTCAGGCGTATCGCCACCGATAGGTGTCACCGAGGGGATAGTCGGGGGTGGTGAACTTACCGAAGGGGCATCTCTGATGATTTGCTTGGCCCACTTCTTTGCGGGCCATCGGTCTGCCTGTTTTCGCCTCCCAGGTTCCATCGACTGCTTTGCGGCACCAATCATCATGGCCATCATGAGCGGGCGAGCAGCCAATACGTCCAGCCCTGCACGGGCTAAAATTGGTACCGGGATATCAGGAAGTATCCCCATACTTCGCAACTCAGCGACCCTTTCCAGTGGAAGACCGAGGCTTTCTCCAAAAAGATCGTAGAGGAACCCATCGTGGTGCGCGGATACTATGTCATCTATTTTTGGTGGTAAGGACATTAGACGCCATCGCTGACACGCTTCGCGATGTCTTTGACCATCGCCTTCATGCGCTTCTCATAAGCCTTACGCATTAACTCAACCATCTCATCGACAGCGTCCACTCGGTGGTCGTGTGTCTTTACGGCCTTTTCCAAAACCTCGTGGCCATCACAAGTGTGCTTTTGGAACGAATTACCCACCCCCAACCCAGCAAGTTCTGAGAACTCGCTTATAGCCTGTTCCAATTTTTCTACCGCGTGGCGACTGTCAAGCTCTCCTGAAAAGGATTCTTTTACGATTACTTTCACTAGGTCACCTCGATAGTGACCGTTCGGAGCCCTTTTTCTGTTTTCTCTTCAAAGGAGTCACTATAGTCGCCTTTGCCGCCTTCTTTTTTTCGAGGCTCTGGCTTCTTCGGCTTGCCACTGGGCACTTCCTCTTCTCCCTTTTCCTCGTCATCTTCGCCTTCGTCGCCTTTAGAGTCATCAAAATATGACCCGTAGTCGCCTTCTTCCTCGCCGCCCTCTTCTTCTCCACCCGCCGTTGCAAACTGCACGTAAGTTGGATCTAAGACCATGTTAGCAACGCTGTCTTCGAGTGGCGGTAGGTCGTGTTCTGCGCGGATTTCGTTTACGGTTTTAAACGCTTTTACAGCCTTCGTGTCTAGCTCTACCTTTTCTGATTCAGAGTGAGCGTCGAAACCTACGAATTGAATCTCAAAATCCTCGTCTACCGGGTAAACAACCCACTGATTCATCCATCCCTGTACGGCACGAACGAGCGGCCTCAACCCACGCTCCTTCGACGCGACAATTCGCTCCTCCGGCCCTTTTTGCGAGAGTGAAGCCGCCTGCCCTTCGTTGCCATACACGAAGCCTAGCTCTGCCGCGTCCAGGCCGTACACGCTACACAAGACTTTAAGGAGGAAAGACATCCAGTTCGAGTATTCCATTTCCTTGTTCGATTGGCTCATTGACACGTTTGAGATTTCTTCCTTCATCTCTGGGTCAAGCTGGATAATCGGTGTTCTCTTCGCATTGCGAACCCCGGAAACCATTGCGTAAAACTGTCGCCTGAAAGCCGCAAACACCTCTTTCGACATCCCAGACTTCACTGTCAGAATCGAATTCGCGTGAACTCCATGAGTGAAGTTGTTTGAGTTGTATTCAGCCGCATTCAAGAGGTTTGTTATGATCCTCATCGACTCTTCCAACTCTGGATAGCCGTAGCCGTTTACTCTCATCCAAGTCCTGGGTCTTCTAATCCCCCAAGCCATCTCCTGCCTTCCGAATTCAGCTACCTGCTTATTGCCTAGAACCTGAACGAAAGCATCCTTATCGTTGCTGTCAAGACCTGCTGCCCCGCCCTTGCGCTTGGCGTCCTTTGGGATAGCTCTTCTGATTGTCATCGCATCCACAGCGCAGAAAGCTCCGGGCTTACCGGCCTTGTTGTAAACAACCTCGAAGTTCGCTTGATCATAGGTGAGCGAATCTCGAACAATCTTCCGCATGAAACCCTCGAAACCTTGGGGTTCGTACTTGTAGCCACCACATGTCTGTATGAGCGTCTGTATTTCCTTAATCTGATTTTCCGCTGCTGTCGTCGCCTTGGCTTTTTTGTCGCGCATCGCGATCTTAAATCCAAGGCCGTAGCGCGACATTTGTGGCATCGCGAATTCAGCTAACTGGTTTGTTCTAAGCTGTATAATGGCACCTATAATGGGCACCCGGCTCATAACCATAAGTGTGTTGTAATTGACCCCTAGCGTACCTTGGTGCTCCGCTACTTCAGGCCCGCCGTACAGACCTGTCCGTAGCTCGTTTGGGTCGAAGCTCCAAGCCTTTGACTTGTTCACAACCTCGGCTTTGCGTGCTTTTTCCAGATCAATAACGTCTGGCGCAACGATGTTTTTTAACCAACCCATGCTTAGTTCCCGTAGTTCGTACCAATATAGTAAACCGAAGCCCCGCCTATGACCACCCCTAATCCCAACATCAGCCACGGGTTCTTATACCACGGCTCCGGCTTCAGGCCCGCAGCATCTTCAGCAATGTCGATTAGTTGGCCGATCTTCCCGTCGCACAATGTCTCCAGTTTCGAGATGTGCTGGCGACAAGTAGCAGACCGACCGCTATGGTAATCCACATCTGCAACACACTTCGGTAGATCTACAGACACGCACTCCACAGCCTGTACTGAGTGCGTAGGGCTCCAAAGCACACCGTCGCACGGTGTTACGACGCCAGCCTCGATTCCGACCGCCTGAGTGCAAACCTGTGCTTTTAGAGAGGTTTGCCCAACTAGAACCATAACAAGCATCAGCGCAACCGACCGCATCATTTCCCCTTAAAAGCCTTGTTTACGATCCCAGCAACCGCATCAACACCCTCGTTTTGCGCCTTCCGAATGACCCGCCTCGAACGCTCTAGCTCGATATGCCGCCGCTCCCTCTTCAGTGCCAGCGCATTTAGCTTTGATAGCTGGTCTGATCGCAATTTTGCACGCTCTCGATTGTAGCTGTTCTCTACGTTGCGAATTTGCTGTGTCACAATAAGCCGTTGCTGGAGCAGCCACATACGCTTGAGTGCCACCCATACAATCACAAGTAAGAGCGCAACCGCCCCGATTAGCCACTTAACAATAGGGACACCCAAAGCTTTGTTTAACCAACTGGGTATCATTACTTGTCCGAAGGTGCAGCCGCTTTAATCTTCTTCTTCACAACCGCTACGATTGATGTAGAGAGGACGCCCGCACCGCAACCAGTAGCTACTGCAAAATGCGCTTCGGCTGGACCGAACGAGTCCTGCAAGTAGAACCCCGCAACACCACCGAAAACAATACAAAGCAATCTTATCAGACTGAGGTACCACCAAGGTTTTTCCATCTTGCGGACCCGAAACAGATCTTGGCAGAACGACTTAATCACCTGAGTGCAGCCGTAGGCAATGACTGCACATGTCGCACCAATAATTGCGATAGAAGCAATGTCATTCGCATCTGGCTTTGCCGGAGCCGCAACAGGCACCGACGGCGCAGCGGTTACGTGAATAGTCTGCTCCAGCGTCGGGACATCGCCTTCAGCGGAGATGTTATTAGTCTTTGTGATAGTTACGCTCATGCGCCTTCTCCTTTTTTCATTTCTACAACTGTTTCCACCCGCGTCACACGGGTTCGTGTCCTGTTCAATTGCTCCCAAAGATTCGCTCTTCCCTCGCGAGCAGCTTTGATTTCATCCCGAACGTGCCGAAGGTCAACCTCAATGTTGTCCAGCTTTGTTTCGACTGTGCGTGAGTGAGTCTCCTGTGACCCCTGTATCCTCTGGATACGGGTGGATAGGTGCCATACGGCTGGCAGTATCACTCCCGCGATAGCCGCGAAAAGCGTCACCATTTGCTGCATGTCTTCACTCAATTCCAATGCTCTCCGAACACAAAGTCTTTTACGACATTCCAATAAACGAACTCTTTGCACTTCTCGACTGGGTAAACCTTTAAAAGCTCTTGCCCGAATGTGGTCTTACCATGAATCAATCCGTCCTCCCACTGAAAATGCCACCACTCTGCGCCACCAAAACTGCCTCCCCTGAAGAATGATGAGCGAGCACTGATGTTGTAGAACCCGTGCTTGGCGCAGAGGTCTGTGAAGTTGAACGCACGGGCTGTCACCGGCTTTGTGTGTATTTGTGTGTATTTTCTGCCCTTGGCGTTCTTTCCTCTCGTCACGTAGACCGCATCTAGTGAAACTGGGGGAACATCCATGCTCTCAGTCCTGCACCAGACAACCCACTTTCTTCCGCGAGGGTCCGTCGTATCCTTCGTTATTATGAATGGGTCTTTCTCAGGCTTCACCATGCCTGAGTAAATTGACATATCGAAGGCTCTACCGAGGTAGTGCATACTGCACTTTGAACGCGACGGGCTTGCCTTGCTTGAAAGCGACCGCCTGCCACCAGCAGAGGTGATTACCCCGCCCAAACTCTTCACCTCTTTGTGTAGCTGCTTGTAAGCATCCGCAACGCCTCCCTCGCGAAGAGTGGTTCGTGAGTATCCCGCATAACCCTCAACCGTGTCGGCTGGGCATCGAACCCATCTTAGTAGCTTGTCTGGAACCGCGTGGACCGACTTCTTTGGTTGCTCCATCGCAACTCTAAGCTCACCAATGCCAGCTTCCTTCAAAGATGCGTTGAAAGCCTCGCGTGTTATTGGCCCAAAAACCCCGTCGGACAAAATGTGTGCTTTTGTCTGGAATTCTGCCACTGCCTGTTCTGTTAGCCCGCCGTATATTCCATCGGCCTGTCCTGGGTGGTATCCGAGCCTTGCAAGCCCTAGCTGCAACTCCGAAACCAAGCGACCCTTGCTTCCCCGCTTGATCATCTTTCACTCCTATTCGTAAGACCCTGCCTGAAGGTCGTTTATGGCCCCGCCTCCGGTAGGGTCTTGGCCGTCTACCGAAAGCACTCCACTCCATTCTATCACCAATTCGCCTGTTTCGCTTACGGTGGCTGTTAGGTTGTCAAAGCCGCTTATGGCGTCCGCTAGTGCGTTATCCGAGTCAGCCGCTAAAACCTCTAATGCGCCTAGCTGCTCTCCGTTAATTTCGAGGTCGCCATCATTGAAAAATCCTGGGCTGACTAAGCCTAAATTAAGCGTTGGCATGACTATCTGCACCTTTGAATATATGCGTGTGAGTTCAGTGCTGTTAGCGCACCGCTATCTACCGTGATGGTAAACACAAATAGCTTTCCCGCCGCCGCGTGCGTGAGGTAGTCAGCGTTGTCGGGTGAGAAAACGAACCGGGCAATTTGCTTCATGTAAGACCCGCTTGAGCCCGTGACGGTAACATTAGCGTCGGACTCCCATGCTGTACTAAAGGCCGTCGCATTCCCTGTACCAGTGATATCAAAGTCTGCGTCGGAGTCGTTTGCTTTCTGGATGTGGCCGGTCGCCGTGATGTTTCCAGAGGTAGCGTTGTTTCTAAACGGGATGTTTAGGTGAATCCGGTCGTTGGCTGTCAGATCTTCTGGAAGGTGAAACGGTATAACCACATTAGGCTTCGGACCCAAGTAGTTGCAGAACAAAAGTGGTATAACGTCGTCGTCGCGCTTGTACGTCATTATGGACCCCCAACATTTTTTTCTACCCAGGCCAATAGCCCGTGCATGTACACCGTTCCCGAGCCTGACTCCGAAGGGCTCACCCACGAGCGCATTGCAGTGTGGTTTGCGCTGGCGGTAACAAGGTCTGCGTTCACACGAGTCGTTATCTGCATTACAGGGTATTTAGCCTCGTTGGCTGTATCGCTTGGGTTTAGGATGTATGTTTCTTTCAGATCATCTGCGGAATAGCTAGTGTTCGCAGTGGCAAAGTAAAGTTTGAACCCTCTGTTGACATCATCCGGCTCTTTAATACCAACACGAACGTGAATCACGTCTCGCGTTGTTAATCCGAGCGGTAAACCAAAGTACCACAGGCTGCTTGGCGAGGACTCGTCGGAGCCACAAGATTTGGTCCAACCACCAGAGACAGGGTCTGTGGTCCCATTCGACCGTTTGTATTGCAGGAATGGGATGCAATATCGGTGCTTGTAGGTCATCAGCCTCTCCGAAGAAACATGGTGAACCCGTATACCGTCGAAAGCCCCTCGCTGGTGTTTGCGTTGTAGTGGTCCACCCGAGAAAGGTGTGCGTCGGCTGCGCTACCACCAGAGCCCGAGCCTGTGCAGTAATCGCGTAGGTCGGTGCTAACTGCTTTTTCGGCTGTGTATCGTGTGCAATCGGCTACACGGAATGCCATAGACGAGCCCTTGTTGTACTCCCAGGCCGTGCTGTGTGAATTGCCAGCCTCGTCTGCTATCTCTACCTTGTACCCAGGGTCGTCACCGTCTGTCTGGATTGTACCCGCCCACATCATCACAATGTAATCGCGAGTAGTCATATCCTTTGGCATGGCTACCGTCGCAATGTGCATCTGATTCGCGCCGTTGTTGAACGTGTCACGCCCCGCGCCCAGCCCAGGCGCGTAGTTGCGCTGGTGAAAAATAGGTTCAAGTATTCCTAGTCCTACGGTCATAGTGCCACCTACAAGATGAAGTATTGGTAAACGCCCGACGAAACCTCGTATTGGGTGAGAGTGACGGAGCCATAGTCTTGGTTAATGACGACGTTGGCTGTCGACCCGTCAATCCGGTCGTTTGTTGTGTCTACAAGCGCGATGGATATATTGTTCGCAGAAGCATTTCCATCCTGATCTTTGATGTGCCAAACCTGCCCGTCAGCTAAGTCTGAGCTTGGTAGGTTTACCTGATATGCGCCTGCACTGGTGTCCACAAGGATAACGCCGTGGCTTGTTGTTAGTTCTAGTGGGCTGTTGCCGGATGCGAGGATTGTGATTGCTTTCTCTTGAGCACCGCCACCACCTGAGGCATCAGACCAAACAACCTTCGTGTTGCTGTTGTCCCATGTAAGGACCTGGGCATCACTTGGTGTGTCTTGACCAATCTTTGTTACATCACCCGAAGAGTTAATCGTAAGCCCAGTGTTGGTTCCATGCGCCGTTCCGTGCCCAATCTCTAAGGTGTCGGTCCCGTCGTCAATACCAATTCGGTAGTCTTGAGCGTGACCGTCGAAGATAATCATAGAGTCTGCTTCAGTGGCAGAACCAATCGTTAAACCTGCTCCTACGATTTCAACAGGCGTCAATACTGCCCCTGCGGTACGCAGCTTAAACGCAATCTTACCATCTTCAGAGCCATTAGAAACATCCGGGGATGTTGCTACGATCTTCGCCATCATAGTGGACGAGCCGCCGTCGTCGTTGCCGTTAAAGACAATCTCGCCAATCTCATCGTTGTCAGCAGGAGAGGCGCTAGCATGATTCAAGAGAAGCGTTGGTGGGTTCGCACCAGCGTTTGTTGACACAATCTCAACCAGCGGCTTGTCATCTGTAGAGCTAGAGATTACTACGCTCGGCGAATCAATGGTCAGTGTTGTAGATGCGTTGATGTCAACCGTTGGCGCTGTCATATCCAGCGTTGTCCCAGCGTTCACCTCAAGGTGTCCGTTAGCAGACGCAAAGATTTCTTCACCACCACCAACGTCGTGGAACTTGAGCTTCGTAGTAAGAAGCAGGGCAAGCTCGTCTTCGGATGCGTCGTAGAGCACACCTTCGCTTGCGGTGGCACTAAAGAGCCTTACGTCTACTCCAGTATCATCAACGCCGAATGTTGCGTCGCCTGTAATCAAAGATGTTCCGGCTACAGTAAGAGTGTGTGTTGGGGCATCTGTATTGATACCCAAAAGAGATCCGGCTTTACCATATATGAGATTGTCACCAGCATTTTCTTCAATTTGTATAACGTCGCCTGTAGTCGAAAGAGCATCTCTAAGGTAGAAGGCGTTATTGCTTCCTCGATGACCCATTTGCCAATAGAGGCTTCCTTCTCTAAATTCTATTGCAGAGTTTGCTCCTGATAATGCCTCTAACGAAATTAAACAGTTGCTACTTGCGTTATGGAATGTTCCATCTCCGTTAACTGTAAGGTCGGTGGTAACTGATAAGTCACCGGCAACTGTTGTTGTGGATGCTGCACCGGCAGCGATTGTTACGTCAATCTGACCATCAGTTGCGTGCTCACCCTCTAGGGTTAAGCCGGTCGTCATAGCTGTATTTGTACCATCGCTCTCAGCAACCTGAAGCTCTAATTTGCCTGCTTCGTCAGTTTCGTCGGATTCACTAATCGACGCTACAATGCCGGCAAACTGTGTATTATTATTTCCTTCATCTTCGCCATAGAATGTGATCTGACCCAGAACCTCGCCGTCTTCTGTATCAGCAGCGTCTTTCAAGAACTGTAATTCACTTGAAGATGTCTTGGTTGTGTGCGTTGTTTTTAAGGTAAGCACTGGCTTACCAGCAGCACTGTCGGCAACTGTCACTGCTGGTCCGTCAATAGTTACTGCTGTTGAGGCGTTCATATCCACTGTCGGCGCAGTCATGTCCAGCGTCGTACCAGCGTTCACCTCAAGGTGTCCGTCTGCTGAAGCAAAAATTTCCTCGCCACCACCTACATCATGAAACTTCAGCTTGGTTGTGAGTAACAAAGCAAGCTCGTCCTCGGAGGCGTCATAGAGCACACCCTCGGAAGCTGTCGCGCTAAACATACGCACGTCTACGCCCGTATCGTCCACACCGAAAGTCACGTCACCTGTCGTGGCTAACGTGCCAGTGATCTCAAGGGGCTTGTTCATTTCCCATTGAGTGCCAGTGTGGTCATAAAGTATCGTGGCGCTCGCGCCGTCAACCGAGATACCTGCACCATCAGCAGCAGCGGAATCCGCAGCGCCGGACGCAATAACGACTACCTTGTCGTCTACGGTAAGCGTGGTTGAGTTGATCGTCGTGGTCGTTCCGTCAACGGTCAAATTACCGGTCACGGTCAGGTTGTCGTTGACGGTCGTTTCGGAGGTTGAATGTCCAATACTGATCGCCGTTCCGCTCGTGGTTCCCAACGAAATGCTCGCGACCCCTGAACCGGAATTTACAGCGTCAATGGTCAACGCCTTGGCGCTACTGCTGTTAGCGGTCATCGTAAGGTTAGTCGTATCGGTCCCGTCGATAGAAACGGTTGTTCCGTCTATCGTGACCCCGGTCGTAGCGTTGATGTCTACGTTCGCAGCCGAGGTTATATCAACCTCTCCCGAATTCGACGAAGTCACGGTCACGCCAGTGTGGCCGTCTACTGTCACAGTGCTCGCGTTGGAGTCAATAACGACAGCACCGCTGCTTGTCGCAACACTTACCGCCGCATCACCGGCTGTAATGTCATCTGCCGCAGTGGACCCACCGCTCGCAGCGACTATCGACGAGCCAGTGGTGATCTGAATGTCATTTCCCGCGTCTGTGGTGAAATACAATTCATTCGGTGTAGCTGTCTTGACCCACAACTGCCCGTAGGCGGCTGTGTCTGAATCAGCCGCCGCCTGCTCCTTGATGGTAACCGCGCCCTCAACCGATAGCTGAGTCTTTGGTGCTACGCCAACACCAACGCTGCCTTCGACGTAGAGGCCGCTCGTTGGCGGTGTGTTGCTGTGAACATTGTTCCCGATGGAGACGCCGCCAGCGTCCATGTCAATGGCCATCTTGACGTTTCCGGTTCGCCCACCGTCCGCGAACAATATCTCGCCCGCAGCGTCTGAGAAGAAAACCAGATCGGTACCGTCCTTGTTGGCAATTCCGATATCAGCCGCGCCAAAGGTGATCTTGTTTTCGTTCGTGGTGGTTCTAAACGCCAGGGGTGTAGCCGCACCCCAGTCTGTGAGGTCGCTTGAAGCAAGCGTGATAACCCCAGTCCTGCCTGCTACGCTTTGAATGTTACCGAAAATACGGAGCCAGCGTCCAGCGGATGCGTCCGAACCAACATCCGTTGGGCGCACGATGTCGAAATCTTCCGACGTAGCCGTGCTGTCAGCATCCCACCGATACTGGATTCCAGAATCCTCCACGAGTCGAACTTCTTTATCTGTTCGTACCGTAAGCGCCTTCAGTGCTGCGAGAGTCTGAACACCCTCTTTAGAGCTAGTTGTTGATACAGAGGCCCGTATTACAGTTGCCATCTTTCGACTCTCCTAATTTTTTATTGTCCCATGCCGCCGAAGGCCACGAAGGAATTGCACACGACTGTCACGTTATCAGCCGATGTGGCCAACCCGTGCGTTGCTGACAGGGTCACCTTTATCTCCTCCCACGGACCAACATCAACGAGAAAAACGTCACCGTTGTCCATTGTTGTGGAGCCAGACAGACTAGCAAAGACATCTGAATTAACAGGTTTGAAGGTCAGCGAAATCTGGTCCGTCGCAATAGCGTGGGACGTGTTGCTCGCGTACACCTGTATCTGGTGATGGTCGAAGGTTTGGCTTGGGTTAAAGCCGAGGTTTCGTCTATTTAAATTAAAAACCTTCTCTTGGCCGTTAGTGGCCTGAAAGGTGAACTTCTTGTTTTTTTGCATCTGAGGCATGAGCTTCTACTCCGAGATTCTATTATGAAATTATGTCTAAAAACACACTCTGGTCAACGTCAATCGTCAAGGAAGGGTAGGTCGTCGAACCCGCCACCGAAATGAGAGAAGTCGTCTGCGCCAACAATATCCGTCTCTATTAGGTCGTCTCCCTGCGCGGCACGATACTGGAAGCCACCTTTGCGTAGCACGGTTTCAGCTATCCACATAGACATTACGATGTCGTCGTGTCGCTCCCTGCCAAGGCCGTGGAATTCCGCGATCACGTCCTTCATGATCTCCTTGTCGCGCAGGGTCTTGCTTGGGAAGTGAACCTTGCCGTTTTCAAAAAGCGCCGCCATCGACGGTACGCCTTCCCATGAGTCGGTTTTGTTTCGCCCCGTAATGTGTGCCTTTAGAGGTAAATCTGTGGTTTTCTGAAGTCCGAGGAAGTGGAGTTCGCCAAAGCTGTTCTTCTCAATAGCAATAGCTCGAACCTTTCCAGCAAAGCGTTCATGCTCTTTGATGATGGAGTTCCGCAATGTTCCTGGGGTGATACCTCGCTCCCGCCTCATTCCTAGAAGATACCGATTTCCCTTCGCATCTCGACCCCACGTCACGCCTACTGTGAAGTCCCTATCGCCCTCGTCTGCCTTTCTTTGATCTGTAACTAGCGCGAGATCCCAGCCTTGCACGATGTCTACGATGTCCACGTTTGGCGGGAACTCGTAAAGACTATAGTTCGACCCGTTCGCCATAGCGTCTTTCAGCCAAGCAAGCCTGAATTGGGCCGTCTCATCATCCACTACCTCGTTCTGCATCTCGCGAGCGAAAATCGTCGAACCCATCTTAATTCTCTGACGAATCATGTACTCGAACGGTCGCTGTTCAGGCCACAAAACCTTCGCCTCACCCTCCACCGAAACGCCTGTGAATATATCCTTGCCGTCGATTTCCTCGTACGTCGGCTCATACTTATCAGGCCATTGCATAATGGCTTTGTCGGTGATGATTTGCCACATGGGATTTTCATCCAAACGACCGTAAAGATCGTCGAAATGCTTTCGGGTACCAATGCAAAGCATGAGCCCACCCTGATTTAACATCGGTGTAAGCGTTCCCTCGAACCACTCTCTCGTGTGCTCGCGCACGCTACCCGAGCGCACCGAATTCTCGTCCTCCACGTCATCCAGAATAATAACATCGAAGTGACCACCTGTGATTGCGCCACGCATACCGACTGCTTCAATCGTTGGGTCAATAAGTGCCGCGCTGCGCGTGATTCGGATACGGCTCTTGTCCCACTCAACATCGCCAGAATCCCCACGCCAAGGCCCGAACCCGGTTTCAGGCTCACCGCACCAGTCATTCTGGACTCTTGCGCTCTCTAGCAGGGCCTTACACCTCGCCAAACGCTTCTTCGCCAAGTCAGCTTTGGAACCAATCCAAAGCACACGAATGTTCCGGTTCATGCAGATAAGCCAGAGCGTGAATGTAACTGCAAGCTCAGTCTTTCCATGCTTTCGAGGGGCCAGAAGCAGTAAAGACTGGTCATCCCGTGATGACTGACCCTTGCGATATGCGGTCGCTAGAATGTCCAACCACCTCTGCCTGTGTTCCGCGTAGGCCATGCCGCAATAGTATGTGTCAAAGTATATTAAAGAGGCCGTAGACATTCGCCTGCGACCTGCTGTCGTAGCTAGTATGTTGGCGGCCATATCACTGTGTTCGTTCGCAACCACTTGACAATCTTCCCCACGGGCTGTAAATTTGGCGTAACTACTACTATTTTATCGAGAGGACACCTTTATGACTAGCAATGAAATGAATCAGCCGGAGCTTGAGGGCCTGGAATGTACTGGTATAAACACACTTAACGGCATCGTGAGCGTCTGTGGTGGATATGATGAAGGCAACCTCTTCACCGTCCGTATCGAGCACCCAGGACCAAGCCTCAACCTGTCATCTGCCCAAGCACGTAACCTTGCCACGCACTTGATCAGAGCAGCAAGCGAGTTCGATGCTCGTGAGCGAACGGGGGGCTGTTATGGAAAGGCTTAAATGTAACCACTGTGGTGAATGGACGGTAAACCCTCACGCGAAGGAACCGTCGTTCTACACCCACAAGAGCCCATTCACTGGGCGCATAGTTTTTGACCCTATCGTCACCATTAGTTGCGCCGTTGTCGCAATAGGCACTGTCGCGCTGTTGCTCGGTTATTAACTTTTTTTCACAAACTTGTAGTAAAGTGCTTGACTACAGGCTTGGTAGGGCTTATAACTTATCGGGTGACGTTAATTTATTTGGAGAAAAAAATGAAAGTTAGAATCACAGACCTTGCGCCCGTCAACAGTGGCGAAGAAAACGTAACGTACATCGCGAATAGCGTTGATGATTGCCGCTACAAGTTCCACCGCTCACTATACGAGATGGTCGAGTCGATGGGCGGTGTATGGACGCTTGGCAAAGCCGTAGCCGAGCCAGTGGAGGTTAAGTAATGAATACGAACACAATAAGAACAGAGTCAGCGACCATTCCATGGCGAGCAAACCTTCCATACCCACGGCCCACGTGGATGCACAACGAGTGCGTCTGTGGCGGGTGGGGTAGCGTTCCTCTCGTGGAGGGTCTTACGGAGATGAAATGCCCAAAGGGCTGCGAACTGAGAGAGCCTACAAAGCCCAAATGGAAGCGTGCTCGCAAAGCGGAGGTAAAGTAATCATGGCTGCATCTACTTCTAAATCATTAGTCCATCGACACCGAGGCCGCCGGGGCTCTTTCTGGGGTGACCCAGGTAAGGGCTCCCCCGGCTCCTCCTGCTCCCGCGCATCTATGGGCGCTGAAGAGCGTGCTATTGAGCGCGTTACCCGTCGCGAGGGTAAGGCAGAATGCCAATCTGGCGACTGCTCATGGGGTGCGATTGCGCGTGAATTGCAGGATGAAGACGAAAAAAATGAACTCGCTAATCGACTTGCTGCGGCTGAGTCGGCAGAGTTCGAGTTCTTTTTCTCAACTTTTATGTAATAAAGTACTTGACCGTGCCCCCAGGGCTATGCCTATAATCCTGAATGTGACGTTAGCAAATCTTGATTGGAGACAGAAAATGACTAAGATTCTCAAAAATACCATCGTTCGATTAAACGTAGCCAAGTGCTTCACCAACAAAGAGGGTGGCGAGCTTGAGTATCCCCTCGAAACCTATGGCAACGACATGGACGGAACAGTTCATTCCAGCCGACCTATTACGCAAGACGAGCGTAACGCTTGGTACGACAGCCCCCGCTCGCATGGACTGAACAGTGCTGGCGAGACACGGCTCGCGCCAAGGTCGGTGTCGGTTATGCTTCATCGCGACCGGACCTACACCGTGCTCCGCGCTCGCACCGCTGCTCAACTTGGCTACGGAAACAAGACCGGCGGCCTGACAAAGATTTTCTGCGCCGAGACAGGCGAAGAAACCTACGTGAAGACTGCCCTTATTGAGGCCGTTCCTGATGAGCCAAACACCTCACCGTTCACGGTCATTCGTGACATTTACGGCAACACCAAGCTGCTGAATTGCCAGAAATAAGGAGGCTGTGATGGTCACTAATAACCTTAAATCCTTCGACACCCAAGACCCCAGTTCCATACGTGAAGCCCAGAAGGTCTTAGCCAAGGTGGTTCTTCCGTGGGCACCCGATTCTTCTTATCCACCGAAATTCGTCCGAGTCAATGGGATGGGGAAGCAGGTCGCAATCGTGACCTCTTGGTTAGGCGGCTTCGGAGACGCGCACGGTGGAACCAATGGTTGGGGCTACAAAAGCTGCCCCGACGGCGATGGTCGCTGCACCAGCGGTATCGAAGACACAAAAGAAGCGGCGATGGCTGTGATCGACACTTTCCTCGCTGAACACTTTCCGAGCCTCACGGTTCTGCCCGCGATGGTGGCCCCTCGATCAGAAGCATGGGTCGATGAAAAAGAACAATGTCTTGCGTAAGGAGCACAACGATCATGACTGAAGATAAAATATGGGCAGACCGACTCATGTCAGAACACGACTACGACAGAGATAAGGCGGTCGCCAACATCCCAAAAAGCCTTACCTCGGATCTCCAATTTTATATAGCCGACAAGCTTAGGCTATCGATGAACCCGAGCACGGAGGCTAAGGGCGCAATGAGTAAAAGAGATGAGTTAATTAATCGGCTTGAAGGCCGGTACGCGGAGCGAGAGGCTCTTTCAAGGCAGCTAAAATATCGGCTCAACGTCGAAGAGCTTTTTAAAACGCTGGCTATCGATGTGCCCGAGGGTGAGCCAATCCGGTTCGATCCGGTTGGAGTGGCCGGTGACATCATCGCCATCAGCTACAAGGGTCGCCGTTACGCGCTACCAGAGCGAGTGACCACAGAAGAGTGGTCTTTGCGCTTCGGGGTGTTAAAATACAAGTCGGATGGAGGTTAATCATGGCAGAAATAGTGTGCTTTAGTTGCGCGGCTCGCATCCCCGCTGGTAACGAGGTCTGCAAAGATTGTTACAAGATTACGGAGGATATGATGGCGCGTTCTAAATCGACTGAGGCTTTCCTCTATCGAGCCACTGGCTCGATAGACATAGTTCGACCCGTGGATGGCAAACACTTCGCCTTAGACGAGCTTCAGAGGCACGTAGGAGGCTATGTGGAGGTCAAGAAGTACGCACCTCGATGGGTGGCGGTCTTCAACGAGGATGGCAGGCTCAAAGAGCTTCCCCCGAACCTATCAGCATCCGACCGGGTCGGATTCGAGTTGGTTGGCGACGTACTCTTCGTACCTGAGAGGTGTATGCAATGATAATATTTATGGACGAAGACGGTACCGCAAAGATACCCAGTGACCTAACCACTGAGCAGCTTTGTGCTGCGATTGGACACACTTACGCAGAGCATCAAGAGGCAGTCTGGAAACTAACAGACGAAACAAAGGTGCTTGCAGAGAAGGTCCGTAAGCTCTATGACGAACTGGATGGATTCTCGGAGCTTATTTCAGAGCTTCAAAAACGAAACGAGGAATGAAGGCACGCAGCCCCGCCTATTTACGTTGGACTGTTGGGTGGGGCTGTTGCCTTCTGTAGGGGGATAGAATGAATGGACCGGAAGAGACGAGCGCGATTGATGATCGCGACCTGGCCGACCACTTCTAGGCCCTCGGATAATCGGTGCCGTAGAGGGCATCAACCAGATACCCGATAGGTATAGCCTCTGGCTCGATGTTACCGATGATAACCTGCCAGTGAATCACCCACGTTGCCGAGTCCCAGATTTGGGTCACGGGGTGTTACTCAAAGCTTTTAGCTGGCTTCGGCGCTTTGCACGCTTCGATTGCTTTCTACGCTTGCGCTCGACTACGTCGCGTTCTGCCTTCGGCCTTTGGCGAAGAGGTCTGTTGATCGTGTGCAAGACCTCTATTGTTTCTGTGAGGTCATCTTCGAGCAAGGCAACCCGCGTCGTCATATCTTGCATCCAGTTCCAGCCACCGATTATGGCGGCCACAATGAGTGCGACGATGATTCCTTGCACTCGGTTTCCAAGGTTTGCTTCCATGTTTATTTCCAGACCGTTAAGCAATGAAGGACTGCGACCCAAAGGCACATGCTGTAGAATTCGAGAACTTCCATTGTTGCTCCATCGAGTGCCCACGGAGGGTACCCGCGTAGACCCAGACTGTCTATAAAATATAAGCCAGAAAATGTGCTTAAAAACACACTTCTACGAATCTCTTTTTAACTTAAAGTGCATCAACGATTCTCGCTCTCTAGTTAGAAGATCGCGCTGAAGCTCTGAAACCTTCTGCTCTAGCCTCTCGCGTTCCGCACGATGATCTTCACGCATTGCGCCGATTGCAGCGTCGTGTCGGTCACTAATCATCTTTGTGCGCTCGTCGAAGAACTCGGTGTTACGCTTTAGTCCTGCGTGAAAGTCACCAACCGAACGGTCCAGCCGCTTCTGCATTCCGAGATGCTGCCACACCAAAAACCCAGCGAAGATTCCCAGTGCGCCAAAGTCCAATAGCTCTTTTAGCAAGTCTTGGCTCATACTCGAATTCTACAAGAGGTGAGCCCGCAAGTCACCAAAATGTACGCATACCCTCGAAGGCCGGGGCCTCTTTGGGCAATGCGACTGACTCACTAGCGTTCCAACCAGAAATGGACCTTGAAGGAGTGAGTTAGATACCTCTGGCCAGCCCACACAAGGACGAGTGCAAGCTTAAACCGGGTGGACAATACGAATCACAGCTACCCAGTCCGGTCAACCAGTCGTAGCAAGCCTTTTCGCCTAATCTGTATCGAGGACAACGACGTTGTCACTCATGGCTCTCGCTACTGCGGTACCCAGGCTGTCTAGCACGTTGTCTGGTATCTTGTCGAGTAGCCTCATGTCGGCTTGGTTTATGTTGTTTTGCTGCATGTTGATTTCTGTGCTTATAGCCTGGATATTAACTTTATTCAGACCAAGCAATTCCGACTGCTGCTTGATGCTTGCCAGCACCAACCCCATCCAGCCCCTTCTTTCTCTGGCCTGAGTTTCATCAATCAATAAATTGGCGAAGGTCCAAGCGTCTCTTTGAACCTCCCTTGCCTCTGCTATCAGTCGCGCTCGCTCGGCCTCTAATCGTTCCGGCTCTACACTCTGGCTCCACTCAGCATGTATGTCTACGAGCCACCTGTTCATGGTGTTCCGGTCCACGCCCATATTTTTGCAGCATTCATGTGCGGTGGCACCTCGGAGAATTGCGGTCTTCGCCTGCGACTTCAGAATCTCAACCTCGGCGGCTGTTCTTCGGCCTGTGTTCCGCTTCTGAACTACCTTCTTCTTTCGCTTCGCTGGTGTCTTCTTAACAGCCATCTTCAATGTACTCCCACCCGCTACATGGGTTCTGAATGCCCGTGCACCACATATACTCTTCGTCCCAAACACAACACACCCGCTGATCCGGCTCCATGAACCCAGGTCTGTCACACCAATCTGCGGTATCGATTGGATAAGGGGCTGTGAGGTCCATCAAAAAACTGCACGCGATATCCATTGGCTCTTCTTTGTGCGCGGATACGCAACAGTCTGGACAAGTTTCGCACTTATGCATAACGTAAGCATCGTGCCAAGAAGTGTGCGAATAGCTCGAATTTACAGCCGACACCCCAAGAATTGCGGCCAAAAGCGCAACTTTTTTTACGATTGCGAAAGAATCCTTTCCAACCATCAGCCGACTCCCAACATCTTCGAGCCACCACTCTCCAAGGCTGTAGCTGTAGCAGCAGCAGCCGATGTCTTATACGACTGGCGAAAAGCTGACATGAGCGCACGGTCACCTGACCTGCTTTCACATATCCTCTCCCAACCACCAACAGACTTAATGGCCCTCGACTTTGCGCGAGCGCGGATTGGATTCGTATCCAAGTCTTTAAGCGACGGGTGCTTGTAGTGGTGGAAGCGACCAACCAAAGACAGCACTTCACTAAAAGCATCTGCTGAGTCATCTATTATCGACAGACTCACGCGAGGTACCAACGACCTCAACTTTGCGGGCACCGGGAACCAAGGCTCCATCGATGTTTTAATAAAAGCTCGCACCGCCGAATTCAACTCGTGGTCTTCGATGTCTGAAAGCGCATCAGACCAAACAGCGATGAAGGCAGTCTGACCTTCTTGATCGTTCATATCTATGCCCGCAGGAGGTCTAAACCCGGCTGCAATTAGGCGTGTTATCGCGGAAGCTATGGTTCTAGGGTTAGCCATTTTCACTCTCCTGCATCTCAGTTACTCGGTCGGCAGCGTTCATAAGCGATTGATAAGCTGCCCCCAGTCTACCAGAAGAAGAAGGAAATTGGGAGACACTATTCTTGCGGTCCAAAATAGCCTCCTCTGTATCTAGCCTCGCCCAATACTCAAGATGTGGCCTCCAATCCCACGTAACATAGCCTCTACACGCCTGAAAGTACCTCTCGAACCATTCTGTACCCGAAACATCCAAAACCTCGCATACAGAGGATTTGTGGCGTTTCCACTGGGCACGCAACTCTCGGATGACTTTATGCTCACGCTTACCCCTGGGTGGACGCTCGCGCTTACGCATCACGACCCACCCCTCGACCTTCGCTACAGAGTTGTACGCTTCGCGTATCTCTTCAAATGGAAAACCCGGCCAATCATCTTCAGCCGAAGGTTCCCCCTGCAAGGGGGTTAGGGGGTTTTGTTCTAATTCTCTTAATTGGATCTCTTTAATCCTATTAATTCGAGTACCACCCGTGTGGACATCCGCAGGTCCACCCGTATGGTTTTCGAGGGCCTCGATTTCAGGCAACTCATTCTGCTCTGGAGTACCACCCGTATGGTACTCGATAGGAGTACCACCCGTGGGGCTCTCGATTGGAGGTCCACCCGTGGGGTTTTCTTCTGGAGTGCCACCCTTGTGGACTTCGAGTGGAGTACCATCCCTATGGACCTCCACTTCAACCCGGCGCAATGCCGACAACGGCCTTAAAAGTCCGGGTTCAAACTCGTCTCTCCAGATGAACTGATAATTAAACGGCTTGTGTGCCCGTCGGTCACCCCTGTCTCTACTTTGAACTATGTAGCCCTTGCTGGTTAGCTCTTCGAGCCTCTTGCGTAGGGTTTTGATGTTCACGGCCATGTCTTCGGCTAGTTTGCGCTGCTTGGGGTACGCTGCACCGTTCTCCCCGGCATATTTAGCTAGTAACGCCCATAGCAACTTTGCGCCTGGGCTTAGGTCGTTAGCAGTTAGGATGACCATCGGGATGTGTGCCCCCTGAAACGCTCTCCAGGGCCGAAAAACACATACCTTTTCGCTGGTCATGGCTTACCTCATTTAGCTTGTAGTGATGGGCGGCGCGTCCCTTCCCACGCATACCGCCCATCACTCGTTTCTACGCTTGCTCTGCCACGTTGTCAAGCGGTTGTGAAAGTGCCTCGGAGGGCGCTGGAAGCTCTGCAAGGTCAGTCGGTGGGCACAGGTCTTTGGCGGCCTCCTCAACGGCATCGCTGTCCATTTCCATAAGCTCATCGGCATCGGCTTCGGCAATGGCCTCTTCCTCTTCGGCCTGGTTGGCGGCCTCGGTATCGCGCCGTTCAAGGTCACCCATGTAGCCCTCTTTGCTTGCGCTTTCGGCGGCTGCGGCAACGCGAGGGTCTTCCATGTAACCCTGCGAAATAGCGTGGTTTATCATCGTGTCGATACCGATTCGGGTAGCTGTAAGCACGATGGCGTTCAGTGTTATTTCACCGTCAACGAGTCCCGCTTCGGCCATTTTTTGGTAGATAGGAACAAGCTGTTGGGCTGCGTTTACGACTGCGGCCTCTTCTGGTGAAAGCTGGGGTCTTGGTGAAAGGTCAATTGGCTGGGTCATCTGTCATCTCCATAGCGATTGGCCCAAACTTGGGCCTGGGTAGTAGTAGTGTGTGAATAGGAATGATTTGGAATGTAAGGATTCTCGTTCTTAAAAATGTTACGTTCAGCATCGAAGTCAAGTGTGACGATTCCGGTTGGGCCATTGCGCTGCTTTGCTACAATAACTTCAGCCTTCCCTTTGTCCTGAGTATTCGGGTCGTAGACCTCATCTCGATACAGGAACATAACGGCGTCAGCATCCTGCTCGATTGAGCCAGACTCTCGCAGGTCCGAGAGTATAGGCCGCTTACTAGCCCTCCCGTCAACCTGACGATTAAGTTGAGCCAGCGCGATGATGGGGATGTCTAGCTCAAGAGCGATAGCCTTGATGGTCCGGCTCATATCAGCTACCGCCTGTTCTCGATTGCCAAAGCCTTTCCTGGGCATTACTAGCTGGAGGTAGTCGATGATAAGCATGTCACATTGGTTACGCATTTTCATTCGACGAGCGAACATCCTAAGCCCATCGATATTGATTCTGGTCTGGACTGAGATGTACAGCGGGAGAGGCTGGATATTCCTAGCGCCCTTCTCAAGTCTACCAACATCGTATTCGCTGATATCCCCTCGCCTAATGTTCTGCATAGACACACCCGACTCCATCGCCATGAGCCGGTCTGCCATCTGCTCTTCGGACATCTCAAGGGACACGAATGCGACAGATCTATCTTTTCGTGTTGCGTTAAGCGATAGGCTTAGGGCGAACGCGCTTTTTCCCATTCCCGGTCGAGCCGCCACTACAATGTAGTTTCCACCGTGAAATCCAAGAGTGAGTTCGTCTAACTTATCGTAACCGCTAGGAATTCCGATGCTGCTCTCTTCTCGTTCCAATGCTTCCTTCGTTTTAGCGAGGCGCTCGGTAACGATGTCGGCGGCTGGTCTGGCCTCGGGCTCATCCCGGTCCTCGACGGTCGTCAAGAGCGATTGGATCGCGGTTGCCGCAACGGAGTCCGGGGCCTCTTCGGTCCTAGCAGCCTTCGCAATTTTGTGTGCGTTTAGGATTAATTGTCTACGAAGCGAATGCGCTTTGATTATGTCTACATATTGTTCAGCGATGACTGGCACGCACGTATGGTCAAGTAGTTCCATCACGTATGTCGCACCACCGACAACATCGAGTTCATGTGCGAGGGTTAGCCGGTCGATAACCTCGGTAGCGTCTGGATTCCGACCGTCCTTCACTACCTTCTTGACGGCCTGCCAAATGACACCGTGTGCGGTCTTGAAAAAATCGTCTGGGGATATCTTCTCACCAATGAGAATGTATGTTTGAGGGTCTAATAATACTGTGCCTAAAATCGCCTGCTCAGCCTGTAGCGAATTTGGAAACGCTTTTGGGTCCATGTGTGTGTCCTTCCCTGAAAAAAAGAGGGCCTGCGCGGTTGTGACGTTCTTAGATTGGAGAACCCGCGCAGACCCCTTCGGTACCCCGCAACGGTTGACCCAGCGAAGTACACGTTAGATAAGCCAGCCGGTCGCTGGCGTCAAACTAAAACCTGTTTGCGAGTTCCTCAAGCGACATCGGCACGTCAAGGTTGTGCGAGAGGTCTTCTTGCGGCTGCATCTCTGGAAAAACACCCGGCGTGTGGACTTCCAATTCCTCAACCTCAAAGTGGTGATTCAGCAGGTCCATCCAGTACGTGAGGTTCTGGCCTTCGTCGGTTCGCATCCACTTCGGACCATTCAACTCTGTTGCCTCCCGAACCGTGTGAAAAACTCGACCCCAAAGATTCGCGAGGAGGTTGCGCGACTCAACTACAAGCTTCTCGTACTTTTCACGCTCAAGCTCAACTTCAACGTATCGATTCGCAATCACCCGATTGAACGCCTTTATCTCTTCGTTCAGGCTTCGTGCAGCAGCCGACATCTTCAGTGACAACTCTTCAACTGCGTTAATTTCTTCGTCTGTAAACTTCTTAATCATCACTAATCTCCTTGCAATTTCTTAACAAAATCAACGGCGGCCTCAATGTTCTTCGGGTCGCCTGAACAATTCTCATGAAGCCAATCTTCACCCGAAGACTCGGCCTTCTCGCTGCAACCGATCCAGTGGTAAAAGCTCACCACCACACCGGCTACATTATCCCAGGTCACGCGCTTGTAGTGCTCCCCCGGCTCGAAGAGAGAGTGGCAAACTGAGCACTCCCTCTTCGTCGAAAGGTCAGCAATCAAATGCTCGACATTCGCAGGGTCGTAGGCACAGGGTTTCATCGCTCGGCCTCAATCTCACAAATCCGCTCTTCGATAGAAGCACGGTCCTCTTCTTGAAGCTCCAATGCGATAACCTTGCTCGTGTTAGCATCTCGAATGACATACTCTTCGAGTTCAGCAGTCGCGCCTTCTCCCTGATAGCACTGCCCCGGAGGCCCGTAAGTGTAGCCAGCGTAGCCACCGTCGTAGCTGTACTTGGTCACCTCAACGACGACCTCCAACTCTTCACGGTCTGCATCCAAGATGTATGTTTCTATTTCGATAGTCATCTTAAACCTCCTTGCCCAAGCCCAGCACTGAACGCATCTGTGCATAACTCTGAATGCCAATGGCATCGACAAGGTCGCACATCTTTGAGATCGCAGTGCCGGGATACTCGTAAAGAGTCATCCCGGCAAGAAGTCGCGGGCCACCGTTGCCGTAGCGAGACTTCTTGTGTTTGCTCCATCGCTCGAAATGCCACTCGCCTTGCGTGCCCTCGTTGACCTCAAAGCCAGCGGCCCGAGCGTCTTCAATCAATTTTGCTTTTCGCTTAGTCATCTTTAATCTCCAATCAATTAACGTCACGTTCACAAAACTGCCATAAGAAGGTGGCGTTGTCAACACCTTGCAAGCGTTTTCAGTAACTTTATTTTCGAGTGGGGAGCAGTGCATCGAATTTAACCTCCCCCCTGCCCATGATAGTACGCAACGATCTCAATTTTCCAGGGGTCAATTCCGAACTCACGGCGAGCACCCTTGGCACGGTTGAAGGCGAACGCATATTCCATTCGCATAAAGTTAGCCTCCTTCGAGGTCTTGGCGGTGTCGAGTAGCTCTGGCTCCGCGTAAACCGGCTCGTCGAACGATGGCATAGCCTTGTACCCTTCCGTCACAGACTTTTCCCGACTCAACACCCTGTGGCCCCAGATTTCGTAGTGGCTCGGGTGTTCCTTGCCACCTTTATGGGCCTCGCAATACTTCGGGTGCCTGCCCTTGCCCTCCCAGTTGATGGGCGCATCGCAGGTAACTGAGGCTTCGCCAATAGTGTGTTTATACGTGCATTTAAATACTTTCATCTCGAATTCTCCTTCGTTATATACTCGACGGACCCGGTCTGTCCTGAGCGTCGAGCGAGTTTGTTGTTGGCGTACAGTCGAGCGATAGCCGCATCGACCTTTTTCTTGGGCAGGTCTGCGCCAAGCTGTTCTTTCGCTTGCTTTGCGCTGCGCCACCGCTGCAAGACCTCTAGCACCTCTAACTCCTCACGCGCTCTTGTGGAGCTTGAATCCACTGAACCCCACGCTAGGACCGCTCGGTATTGTGTGACGCGGCCCTTTCCTGCCAACCGCCCGCGTCGAGTCTCGACGCGACCAGTCTCTTCCAGGCCAGCTAGAATCGAGCGTAACTTTTGCGCGGGCGCACCGATGTTTGAGGCAGACCGGCTGTTTGCCTCAAACCAGTGACCGTTCATCGCCTCCAGAACAGCCCTCTCGCGGGCGGCGCGGTTTTTAACGCTGGTGTACCCTTCCCAAAAGTCGTTTGGGCGAACTGGGGGCGCTTTAGGGGCCTTTGGAGGTGTCTGTGTGATGAGCGGTAGCGGGTCTTCGCAAGCTGTAAGCTGCTCCAGCATCGTATCCCAAAAGTTTGCCAGGACATCGTCTAACAGCATCTCAGTTAAATCGGCGTACTCCTTTTCCGC